TGATACTCCCTTGTCTGGTTTATGATGGCCTCTGTATTTAGTCTCTCAAACTCCTCTATCCTGTACATCTCTAAACCTTGCCAGAAACTAAAGATAGTTTTATCTGTACCATCATCAGCTACGTCTATTATCAAATACTTTTCAGCTGATTTAGTGATGTGATTACTAAAGAGGTCTACAAGTGCATCATACTTAAACAAGGCTCCAGCGTTTTCTACATACTCAGCTAGGATCTCCTGTTTGTATGTCTCTGCATCCATCTCATCTCTGGCCTTTTCTAGCTCATGTTGAGGGATAGCTGGATTATCAAAAGAGGTAAAGTGAAAGGCCTCCCACTCATCATCATCCTCTGCTATTTTCTCTAGCCTCCTAAGGTTAGGGTTTTCTTTTTTAGGTGTACCTCCAAATCCAGCTGATCCTCCAGTTTCAATAAGCATAGGCCTAAAGATCTCAGTCCAGCCTAAGTAAAAGTTTTTCATTGTATCTACCTCATCAAACTCTACATGGATTACATTAGACATACCTCTATAGTTTTCTCTGTTTTCCCATCCTCCTACAAATATAGTAGCTATACCTCCCTTTTCAGTTGGGATCTGTACCTCTAATCTAGCCTCATTGTATTTACCTATGCCTCCTAGTCTCTCTCTTAAAGCACTCCAGACAATTTTACGTGCTTGAGTCTGAGTAGGAGCAATAAAGATAACTGATCTATTAGGAAACTCCCTAGCAAGCTCTACTAACTTAGAGACAGCTTTAAAGAGCATAGTCTCCACTTTGACTACTGTTTTACCAGATCGCCTCCCTCCTCTCTGGATCTTAAACCTAGCTTTACTCTTAGCTATCTTTTGTTGATGTGGATGTAGGATCATATAATTATCTTTATGACTAAAGTTAGCCATACCCCTATTACTACTCCTACTAATACACCACCATACCAGCTAAACTCCCACATATTTATTTAGATTTAAATATAACTACCATAGATGGAAAAGGAGCTGGATTTTTATGCCCTCCAAACTTTAGTCTACCCTTGATAAACCTTATCTCTGATTTTTTATAAATGTAGTCATGAAAGTATATTGTATCTGTTCTAGCTGGTATAAGCATAACTACTGTACCTCCTTTTGCCTCACTAGCTTTTTTTACCCAATGCTTTATCTCTCTACCATAAGGAGGATTACAAAAGACTGTCTCTGCATCCCATGACTGCTTTAGTCCATCATCCTCAATAGTGTAATACTTTTTACATTTAGCTGTCTCCTTTGTACAGCAAGGATCTAGAGTAAAATTAAACTCCTCATCTAATGAGTCAAAAAACTCCTGTGGAGTACTCCACTCATTGCTTTTACTACTAAAGTGTATATTTTCCACTGTTTGCATATCTATTTAGTTTTAAAAGCAGTATCAAACATAACCTGTAAAGACTCTCCTCCAGTAGTATGATCTTGAGGGATCATCTTAATAAATGCCTTGCTTAGTTGTTCTACTGCCCACTGTTCCTTTTTGTCATCTCCACTAGTAATATTCTTTTTTAAAACATGAAAATAGTCCTCTGATAAATCAGCGTATCTCTGAGCTAGTTTGATCTCCTCTGTCCAGCTCTTTCTCCCTCCTTTGTTAGTTACTCCCTCATTTTTCATACGTTATCATTTACATATAGATTATATCATGGTCTGAGCCTCTTTTGACTCATATACAGTCCTAAATCTATTGAAATGCTTAATGTAGGCCTCTATAGTATTGTTTTGATCTATATGTACATACTCCTGTCTCTTTATTGCTGTCTGAAGATATAATATGTATGCTCCATTGTCATCTGCTTTCAGAGACTGGATTAGTGATTTGTTTTCCGCCTTTAGAGTTCCATTTTTCATTTGTTCTATCTCTATAGCAAACTTTAGATCCTCTATCTTTGAGGTTAGACTTAGTATCTTTTTCTCCTCTGGAGTCATGATTTATCATCAGTTAGAGTTTCCTCACATTTTTCTTTTTTAATTTGATTAGCCTCTCTCCTGACCATAGCTGGAGTGACACCAAACTCTTTACTGTACTCAGTTACTCTACGTGTCTTCTCATTTACTGCATTTACATCTATTGTGTTTGTCATGTTAGTGAAGTTAGTCTAGTAACTACGTCTTGTGCTGTGTGTCCATCCCATTCCTTTGCTAAATCCTTAATCGTACAGTTAAACAAATCCCAGTCTTTCATCTCATAATGATTGCTGATGTCTCCTGTAGGAAGTGTAGCTACTACGATAAACCAACCACCTCCAAAGCATAGTTCACCATCACTATGCTTAATGCTTTTGTGAACATTAAACTTTCTTTGTTTGTACCACTCGTTAAATAAAACAGCGTTATAAATTTTTCTAAATTCGTATAACTCTTTAAATGTGTGGTAGCCGTCACTTGTGTTTTCATCTACCCTCATCATCTCCTCTGTGTTTGTTTTTGTCATATTATATTTATTTCTATACGTGGATTTTCTTTATCATAATCCTTAATAAGTGTCAGCTGTCTGATCTGACTGTCATTTACATAGACTACTCCCTCTAGAGCATCCATCCATAGCTTGTTAAAGTTATCTACATCTCTCTTGCGCTTGTCTCCAAAGTAAAATGTAGCTACTACTACCAGCTCATCTTCTAGAATGGGCTGTCTCCACTGCTGTTTAGCTTGATGTATGTAGTCAAATTTTATATGAGTACATGCATTAGTCATGTAGCCTCCTCTACTAGTAAATCTATAGCATTGCTGTGTAGATTTAGGATTACCTTTAAGAGTTATCATAAATCGTATATTTCCATTGACTTCTCTTGCTCTGTTGTTGCTATAACAATAACCTCTTGAGGAGCTAATTTCTCTTTTAATACACGCTCTAATCCCTCCCTTATATTTAAGTCCTTGACAAAGATTATTTTCATAGTTTTTTTAATATTCCTAGTAAGTAAGGAAACTTTAATACTCCTCTCTGTCTCGCAATTCTGCCAGCCTCCTTAATTTTATACTCTGTGACTCCCTCCTTATATGGTAGTGTCCAAACTTGTTTACCAAAATCCTTTTGCAGATCACTACATACCTCTTGAAACTCATACTCATGATTTGTTTTTTCTCTCCCTATTTTAAACTTGTCTAGTAAAGCACTCATCTGTTTAGGCTCATTTCCATAAGCCTCATACTCTTTAATCATTTCCATACTCTTATTATACCAGTTACTTTTTTTATTTATGGACTTTTCCACAATTAATAAATCTCCTCAATAATCTCTCCTTTTTGCATTATTACTGCTCTCCTCTCTGTTTGTGATGTCAGATGATAGTGTTTAACTCCATTGCATTTACATCTATAAGCTCTCATCTTTTGTTTATACTTATCTACATGCTCCTGTATTGCTCTTTTTGCATCTCTCTTTGTTTTGTATATTTTTTTATTCTTATTACTCATTAAACTTAATTATATATCTCATGACAGTAGATACAGAGAGTCTAAAAGCCATCTAAAAAGAAAGCTTGACCTTGATCCTGTATCTCATAAATATGTGGAGAGGATCTTTCTACCAGACTGTAAGTAAAGTCAGTACTCTGCTTTACCCCGTACATGTATACGTTCAGTAGTCTAGGCTACGTATACAGAGGCCTTACATGACATATAGATATCTAGAATGCTGTCTAGCCATCAGTCTATAAGTTCTATCATTTAAGTGGCATCCAGAGAGAGGCTGATAGATCCGCCCACCTATCTCTCCAGTGATACAAAAAAGACACTACAAAAGTAGTGCCTAATTAAAAATACCCTCAGCGCCAGTCCATTTTAGATACGTAGTGCTACAAACATATGAAAAAAGAGCTGGACTAGCTGTGAGGATATTCTTTTGTGTTTTACTTAATCTCATAGTTATATGTAGCTCTACCCCATGAGTATAGCACAAAATAAAAAAGGAGAGCAAGTTATACCCTCCTAGTAGTCTATTCCTACCAGTCAAGATTTAACCACCTCCTTTACATGCATCAAGTTGTAGCCTGTTTGCTTTAGGCTGTTCCTCATACCATCTTTTGTAATGCTCCTGAGTACAAAACCAATAATGACCTATAGGAGACATTACCCCTTTTTTACCACTCCAAAACCCATTTAAACAGTAGTGGCAGTGTTTACCTCTCCTCTTGTCCATGGTTATACCTCCCTTGTTGTAGTTCCCAATAAAAACACTGTCTGCAATGCTCCTCCTGCCAGAAGAAAATTGCGTCAATTAACTTAATTGCCCACTGTCTGTCCTCTATCCAGACTCTAGAGCTGATCATTTGATTTTGTTGGCCTCTGAGAAACCAACGGTTTATAAACATAGATGTTCTGATCCTCATAAGCCTCTCCAGTTGTGACGAGCCTGTCTAGATTGTAACATGTGGATAACCACTTGCATTGTTAAAACTATATGCTACTATATAGGTAAGTTTATAAGTAGTGCTGTAAATAACATATGAAACTTAAAATCAAACAACATAAAAAGAGCCTAGTGAGTCAGTCACTACCAATCACTGACAAAACATTTATCCATAGATATAACAAACCCATCCACTCATGGAGTTACATGGTACGTCTAGCTAACAAAATCTAATATGAATTATGACTATGAGACTCCTGATATTGGGAGAGAAAACTATGAGGCATGTAGAGAGGAGGAGAGGGAGGTAGAGAGAGATCGCTACACAGTAGCAGAGGCTAAAGAGCTGGAGGCAGAGGAGCAAGCACTTATCAGAGAAAAGGCTAATGATGTTGCTGAGGCTATGGAGGAGGCACGTAACAATGTAGCTATTGATCACGCTAATGACATGAAAATTTAAGTATGGAAAAAATAGCAGTTAGTATAAAAAAACCAGAGCCTACTATTGGTCTTCTACTAAGTGACGGCCATAGGATAGACCTCTCCAGAGAGGACTTTGTAAAACTACATAATGAGATGACAAAACTCTACAATGATAACTATGAGCTAATAGAAAAAAATGATGATTAGTTCCATAGCAGTCTCAGTAATGATCCTCTGCAATAACTATAACTGGACTTACTCTGAGAGATGTACAGCTCCAGTTGCCTCCTTTGAGGTTACTGCACTAGGAGAGTTTACTGGAGTACTAGAGTCTGGAGTGGAGTTTAAGCAAACTAGGATCACTCCTACTCTACAGATGTTTGAGATGGAGGAGGTTAAATGGATTACTAATGGAGAAACAATAATTTACTTATGAGCATAAAATATACAGCAAAAAAAGCATGGGCTGGTAGAGTATGGCTGGATGCTAAGTTACTAAACAAAGCTAAAAACACTCCCTGTCCTCTAGTTATCACGTATGGAGGAGAGACAATGACTATCAAACCAGAGCATTTAAAAGTAGCATTTGATAGAAACAAAACAGTAGATAGTAAGTTTCCACCTTATACGCAACGTAAACAATATGGAGTAGTATGGACATCAGACAAAAAGACAGAAAAATAAAGTACTATGCTAAAAAGTACTGGAGTAGTAGAGATGATAATGGTGTACACCTGTCAGCCTACTCAGTAGCACAAGATATGAAAAAAGCAGAGATTTGTAAGTATGATATGGACTGCTACCGCCTCTTAT